AAGGGGTAGACGTTAATAGCGTCTATCCCTTATTTCATTTCTGAAATGATTTTTTTGAGTACGTCCCATTCGTCTTCTGACAATTTGCAAAGAGTTTTAATTAAGTTCTTCTTAAATTCATCAGCGCCGCCGGAGATACGACCTACATATAAGTCCAGTTCTTCATCTTCGGACATTGCATTAAACATAGAGCCGTTACCCGTTCTAAGCCATTCTTCACTTACGTTATGCTGAGTAACTATAGATAGAATCATTCTATCAGATAAGGAATTAATACCGCTTTCTATACGACTGATAGCGGCTTTTGTAACTCCAACAGTTTCGCCAAAAGCTTCCTGGCTAAGCCCGAGATAATTACGCAACTCTTTTAAACGTTCGTTCAAAATAAATCCCCCTTTCTATAATTTAATTATACGATAGCATAAAAAGTAAACTTAATCAACAAAAAGATTAAAAATATGTTGACAAGGTAAATCTAGTACACTATAATGTAAATGTAATCAACGAAGAACAAAAGACGAAAGGAAGGTATAGATATGAATTTAATGAAATTCGGTTATAAAAAAGAAGAAATTCAAATTAGAAAAATGACAATGGCTGAATTGAGATTAGGAGTTGTACAGGAGCTTCTTAAAAAGAATTACAGATATGCAGAGATTAGACTGGTAAATACAACTTACGGAGAAGTAGACACATTCAGATCAACAGAAGATTTTCTTATGGCAGAGTATAACGAGTGTTACGAAATTGAATTGATTTCAATAAAAGAAGTTTTAGGATACGAGACAACGGAAAAGTGTTCAAAAATCAGAATCGTGATTTTAATTAGAGAAGAATTATGAACGGGAAGGACAACAGAGCAATGAGCGAAGAACAAATTAAAATTTGGAAAGAAGTAGAAGCGAAAGGCTTGGAAAAGCTGGAAAACATCAAGAAAGCAATGACGGAAAAGGTAGGTTTTAAAGAAGCCTATAAAGATTATTACGACTTTGTGGGAAGACTGGCAAAAACTACAGGATTAACAACGGGGTAATTAGATAGACATTTTATAGTACTTTTTGCAGAGAAAAACGCATAGGGCGGCAGCAGTCGCCCAGCAAGTGCCGTTAGCTCAGTTGGTCAGAGTACCCGGCTCATAACCGGGCGGGCGTGGGTTCGAGCCCCACACGGCACATTAGTAGTAAGGTCGGCTACCTTACAGCAGCGACAGCAAGCGAATAGCTTAAGCTGGATACTGTGATAAAAATAGCAGCGGGTACACCAGCTAGAGAGTGTGCGGACGTATAACAGGTTTTTCTACAGCTTTTTTAACGAGAAAAAGCGACTACACAGTAAATTAAGCCGGAACAGGAGAAATACAAAATATGAAAAGGTATCATGTACGCGCACCACCTGGTAGGAATCCTCCAACTAAAACCGTAATGCAGCCTACCACGGTAGCCAGTCCCAAGCCTGGAAAAATGCAGAGGGCGGATATTACATAGAAAGGCGGGATAGATTGAGGGAAAACAACATAAAACCAGCGGAAGCAGCGGAAATATTGGGCGTTTCGCCGCAATTTATCCGGGTTGCTATGCAAATGGGGCAACTTCCTATAGGAATAGCCATAAAGCTTCCTGGTTCAAGTGAGTACACATATCAGATCAGTGACAACTTATTACAGCAGCGGACTTCTAAGAACGTAGCGGAAGAGATTAAAAGAATCAGAAGCACGAACCAAAGATAAAAAGACTGTGGCAGCAGTCGTAGAGCCCTTGTTTATAGGTAAAATCGCGAAAAGTAACAAAGAAAAGGAGAACGGAGCAGTGAAAAAATGGGTTGTTGAGATTGAGAAGGAAAGCGGGAGAGTAGAAACCAGGTTAGTACCAGCAAGAGACAAATGCACAGCAATGAGCAACTGCAAGAACAAAGGAGACACAGTGTTATCATGTGTTCCATATACCGGGCAGAACGTGAAAGTAAGCGGGCAGCGCGACGAAGAAGAGGAACGCGGATACGGTGGTTACACTTTCGGTTGTGGCTTCGGATACGGAGCAAGAAGAAAGGGGCGAAAATATGGCAGCGGCAGTTATGAGCATTGATAAACAGAAGGCAAGAGCAGACGAAGCGCTGGAACTTGTAGGACAGCTTGATACTTCGATGCAGAAAGCCGTCTATATTGCTACTAAAATGTTCCTGGCGGCGAAGGAAACGCCGGAAGAGAAAGGAAAACCGAAGAAATGACACTTAAAAGAGTTGGAAGCTTGAAAAACAAGAAACATAAGCACTGTTTACAGTGCGGGCGTGTGCTGGTAGGGCTTAAGGACAACACCGAACACGAATGTAGCTTTTGCGGGCAGAAGCATTTTGTAGATATCTACGGTACTACCCTGGTACTTACAGCAGCAGAACGCCCGGACTTAAGACACCGAACCGAACCAAAGAACCCGGACGACCCGGAAGTAGTACAGAAGAAGAAAAACCAGGACGAATTTAAAAAGAACCTGGCTATATTCCGTAGTAAATGGGGAAGGTAAAGACCGAGTGTTAGGACTGAAAATATTTTTAGGTGTAATGATTGCGTTGATGTTATTAGGAATCATCGGGGCAAGAACTAAATGTAGTAAATCTATCGCGGGAGCTATCACAATATGTTGTATTGTGCTGCTTGCCGCGATCATTGCAAAAGAGAACCAACCGAAAGTAACAGCAGTAGCGCCGGAATCCGGGAAGATTCAGACAGAACAGAACGTATGGGGAACAATTACCGTTACGGACGATACCGGGGTTACGAGAGAGTACCAGGGTTGTATACATATTTCCGGCACGTACCCGTATGAAACTACAGAGTATATGGGCTTATGTGTGAGTATGGAAAGTGCAATAGAGACGGGCGAGTGGTCGCCAGGAATGTACAAACTGTACTACGAAAGTAAAGGGAAGTACTGGGAAGCTAAGAGCAATGAGAAGGAGAGTAAAACCGATGAATAACTATATCACACTGTACGGAGAACCTTTAGAGTATCCGCACCAGGTAAGCGTAGATAAGCGCGGAGTAGCTTACTACGGGTTCGACATGGCAACAGAAAGGGTAAGCGGTATTAAGGACATTACCCAGGTAATCGTAGAAGAAGGTACGCAAGCTTTTAAGAGCTTAACAGCAATCGACCAGGTAAAAGACCTGTTAGACTGTAAGTTACTGGTTACTGGAAGAATCCGTACAAGAAATATAAAACGGAAGGACACCAACAGCAGAACCAAAGAGAAAGAAGAAGGCAAGAAGAGCCAGGCAGAAGAGAAAGAACATAGCAAGTTATATATTTCAGTGCGCGCCCAGGAGATTACAGACCAGGAATACGAAGGAGATACAAACGGGGTAGTATTAACCGGGTTTGTCTGCAAAAAAGGCGATATGCGGACTACGCCGCGCGGTATCCGCATAACAGATATGATTTTAGCGTGCTGGCGCGAAGGCGACGAAAGCAACGTAAGCGATTATATCCCGGCGATCACATGGAACGGAACAGCGGCAAGGGCGGCAGATAACCTTAATGTAGGGAACTGTATCGAAGTGCGTGGACGCTTGCAGAGCCGGGAGTATACAAAAGAGCTGGAACACGGGGAAACCGAGGTTAGAACGTGCTACGAATTGAGTATTGAGGAATACAAGGTAGTAGCACCAGCGGAGTTAAAGAAAGAAGTGTAAACACATACACCCGAAAACAGAGAAAGACAAAAAGAAAAGCCGCTAGGTTATCGGGAAATAACTTAGCGGCTTTGCCGTACAAAGCTGTACTTCAACTCACAAAGATAGTATAGCAAATATCCGGCAAAAAAGCAACTGGAAAGCCTTTAAATGCAAGGGGTTTTACCAGTTTTAAGGCTTGATAAAAGTATTAACTTTAGGAACAGGAGTTAGGATATATGCCATACATCATAGAGGTAGTACAGGCGGGTAGAACTGTAGAGGTAATGAAGTACTATAGCAGTAGATACGGGAAGAAGGGGATAAAGAGAGGGGAGAGGAAGGAACTTACCAAAGAAGAACAGATTAAAGTGAATAGGAGAGCAGCAGAGAAGAAGTTAAGAAGGCTGATAAATGAGAACTTCCAGGAAGGAGATACACACCTGGTATTAGACTACAGAAAGGAGAGAAGACCAGCCGGAAGAGTACAGATGCGGGAAGACGCAGACGACTTCTTAAGGGAAATGCGAAAGCTGTATAAGCGTCACGGTATCCCGTTCAAGTACATTCATGTAATGGAGATCGGGAAGAAAGGGGCGCTGCATCATCACTTAGTCATAAATACACACGAAGAGATAAGCCAGCAAGCTATAGTACGGTGCTGGAAGGGAAGAGGAAGGACACACCACAACCCGCTAGACGATACAGGGCAGTACGCTAAATTAGCGTCGTATCTGATAAAGCAAAGCGACGGAATGTTAAGAAGCCCGGACGCACTGCAAGGAAAGCGCTGGAATAGTTCACGGAACTTAAGGAAACCGAAGGTATTAAGGAAAGAGCCAGTAAAAGACAAAGGCTGGTATAACCGTATCGCAAGACTTCCGAAGAAGTTGGAGCAGTCCTATTACCTGGACGGCGACAGTGTACAAGAAGGAATACACGAAAAGACAGGTTATACGTTCTTTACCTACACATTTGTAAAAATCAACCAAACCTGGAAGGAGACAGAACTAGAATGGGACAAACTTTAGGAATTGACAGAGATTTAGCAAGAAAAATTAAGAGAATGAGCCGTAAGGAGCTGGACGGCTATTTAACAAGAGTGACCGACAAAAGCTACAATAACGGTTACGAAC